GCCCACTTGGAAAGCGGGTTTTGTCGCCGTAGGCGTCTGGCCCCATCTTCATCACAAACAGCACAGGGGACATGACTTCCTCGAAGTGCATGGTCTGCCCCGACTTCACAATACCGCTCTCATACTCCGCGTCAATCTCTGGTAGCGCACAGAGCAAGTGGTATGTGGACGGATCGGGAAGTTGTTTGGCCTTTTCCTCTGCCGTCTCTGGCAGGGTGGTTGGCACGGCGTCTTCACCGGTACTCAGGAGGATTTCACTCATCTTCGTCTCTTTCCATCTTTCGCACGAGGTCGTTGATAAAAGCATGTGCAACCGAGAGACCCCGGATCTCGCCACACATGGATTTGTATTCGGGGAAGTCTTTTGCCGCCCCGTCCACGAGAGCACGGGCGATGGACTCCCGGTGCTCTTCGATCTCTTTCAGTACCACGGAAAACGCAGTGGTTGCCATGTTCATTCCCTCATTTCTTGGATCAGGTTGACCAAAACATTCTTCACTTTCTCCTCGCCGAGGATTCCATTGAAGTGCTCCACAATTTCTTTGAGCGGCAGCCCCACTTCACGCCACCCGATGATGTAATTCCTCAGCCGTTCTTCCCAGACGTTCCTGTACTTGGGACCGTCCGGCCTCGTGAACCTGTGTATCCAGCGAAGGGCTGGCAAGCACACGCACTTATGGCCTGCGTTCCTGAATTTCTGGTGGATGTAGTACTCCTCCACCGCGAAGCCTTTGAATCTGCTGTTGAACCCTGGCCATGCGTCTTTGCGGCACGACATCAAGCCACACCCCTGGGCCTCGATCTCAAACGCGGGTGCGTTCTTGTTCTTGGCTCGGTCATCTGCTTCCCACTTCCCGTACATGCCAGAGCCCCACTCCGGGCGGAAGTGACTGAAGACGTTGTTGCTGTAGATGTCGTCGTACAGGAGCGGACCTTGGATCAGGTCGTGGCTGTATGGGTTGTTGTCGTAGTAATCAATCAGGGCACGGATGCCGCCCGGCTCGATCAGGACGTGGGAGTCAATGCAGAGGACCAATTCAGTCTCTGCGTGTTTGAACACCAAGTCTTTGGCAGCGGCGTTGCCTTTGGCATCTCCCGCCGCGATGTACTTCCCCTTGACGGTATCCTCCACAAACTCTTTGATGTGGGGGGAATGAATACTCTCAGGAGAGTTGTCAACCACGAGGAACTTGATCCTCTCGCGGTTGACGTCCTGGTGGTAGTAGCGAAGGGCTTGAGTGGTGAAGAAGACTCCGTCATAGTCCTCGTACACCGCCATTCCGATGGTGAGTTTTTCAGGAAAGCGCACTGAAATCCTCGCTGGTTATTGGGGTTTCGTCATTGGCTTGCCCTGCTTGGGTTTCATCACGGTCTTGAGCATGTCGGCACGCAGCCGCTTGTCGTTCTGACGCGCTTGGTTGGTCTGCCGCATCTGCTCTTTCTGCAACTCCGCAGCCAGACGCTCACGCTCTAGGCGAATCTTCTCTTGGGCGATGGCAAAGTCACGCTGGCTATCTTGCTCCTTGCGCTGCAACTCCTGAGCCTTGAGTTGCAACTCAGCCTGAGCCATCTGCAACTGCGGGTTCTGAGCCATCTGCTGCGCTTGCGCTTGTTGAGCCTTCTGTTGGTTGGACTGCAACAGTTGTTGTGCAGCCTGGGCCACCAAGCGAGAGAGTTGAACTTCGGTGTTTTCGTCCAGTTCAGCATCGGGCGGAGTCAGCGGCACGCCCAGTTGCTCCTCAACCTGCTGACGGTATGCAAACGCCATGTGCTCGGCCACGTGGGCCATGATGGCTGCGCCCATCTGCTGCGCCATCGGCGACTGGCCAATCATCTGAGCCACCATCGGGTCTTGCAGCAGACTCATGTGAGTCGCGATGTGGGCTTGGTGGTCCTGATAGATGAACGCTTTGGTGGGTTTGCCCGTCAAGAACGACATGTTCTCGCTGATCGGATCGCGCGGCTTCTGGTCGTCCTCCACCGGCACCAACTTCTCGGCGTTCTTCACGCCAAGTACCTCCAACATCTGACGGTGCAGCATCGGCAGGTCGTAGATCTGGGGAGCGCCTTGGGCCAGTTGCAGCGCGGCTTGATACTGCATGATCCGCTGCGCCATCGTCGCTGCGTTCGGATCAGAGACCGGGATCACCTCAACAAGATCGTAGTCCTCCTGCTTGGCAGCACGGTTGCCGCCCACCGGAATGTACGAATAGTCCGGCGGCATGTAGTCACGGATGATCTTCTTGAGGAGTTTGAACTCCATCTTCAGGCTGTCGTGCACACGGGCCTGAACAGCCGACATCGTCTTGAGTTGCCGCTCCAAGAGGGCCAGTGTGGTGCCCACCGGGGCTTGCGCCGACATGTCGCTGATCTTCAAATCAGCAATCGCAGCCAGACGACGGCCCTCATCGGTGATCTTGTCAAGCAAACCCGCCAGAACCTGACTCGGCTCCTTGTATGGCAGGTGCATGATGTTGTCACGGATCGTGCCGGACGGGACATCTACATCGCGGAACTCACCAGGGGCGATGGGGGTGTCGTCACCCTTGACGCGCAAGCCTCGGGACTTCAAGCCACCGGGCAGGTTAGACAGCGTACCCGCGTCTACCAGTTGGCGAATAATCGCGGTCCCAGCACGAGCATAGCCACCAATAATATGAATGTAGCCAAGCCCATAAGCACCAAAGCCAGGGATATAAGTGTACTGAACGAAGTGCTGTCGTTTGAGGTGTCGTTCATCGTCTTCTTCCCAGTTACGACGGACCGACAGCACCTTTGACGAACCGCGATCCACCGTGATTACATACGGATACGCAACGCCATCTTCACTCTCATACCCAGCCAGATCCCAGTCCACGTGGATCTCAAGGATCTGATACCGGTCATCGTCCGTGAGGGTGTAGCCACCCTCCTCGGCTTTCTTCTTCTCAATGTCCGTGAAGATCCGCACCGGCTCACCCAACTCCACGTCGCGGTAGAACCCTGCGGCCATCAACTTCTTCAAGTCATTCTTTGTCTTGCGCATCACGTGCGTAACACGCTCGGCCTTGTACACGTTGGACGCGCCGTACGGCATGATGATGTCTTCTGCGGCGATGAACGGCGCAGCTTGACGACCCATCGTCGGGTCGTAATACACCTTCTTGAACGCAGCACCCGCAAGGCCCAGTGAGTACAGCATGCGCTCATGCTCAGGCCGGTACTCGATCATCTCGTCCGTCAGGCGATAGTTCATGTCATCACGAACACGCTCTGCGGCGTCCTCATTGACCCGGGTGACTTCACCGATGATCTGCGTCTTGACTGGCCCCTGGGCCGGGAACGTCTCAGTGATCATCTCCGACTGGAACCGTATCGCAGCCTCAGTCAGCAGGGGCGAGTACACACCGCAAGCGCCAAGCCAGGGCTCGGCACGCTCTTCGTACTTCATCCCCAGGACTTCAAGACCTTTGACGTACATGTCCGACCAGTCCTTGCGACTGGAGATGTCTGCGTCCACCAGACCAATCAACTCGGAGGCCAAGTTCTCCAGATCACCCTCGTCCATGTACTCGGCAAGGTTAGCATCGAAGTCTTCAGCGGTCTCGCTCTCGGGCTCCAGTTGAATCTCTACGCCATCGATGCCGATGGACATACTCTCAGGATTCTCTACCTCAATCTCAATGGCAGGCTCACTGGCCATCCCCATGAGTTCGGGGTCCATCGGAGTCAGTCCCTTGTCGATATTCGTCGCCATGATCGTCCTTAATAGTATGCAGCCCTGCGTTGGCTCTTGAAGAACTGCGGCTCATCCTTGGTATCGCTCGGGAGTTTGATGAACCCGCCCTGCCTGAACCGCAACAGTGCTTGCGTAGTCGAATCGACCAAGTCGTCGTTCGCCCCACTGGGGAAGTCATTGCACTCTTCAATGACCTCCTTGGCCCACCTGCGGTCTGGTGCCCACACTATCCCCGATGAAAACAAATCGGAAACAGCATTAACCCGACTGATCTTATCCTGCCCCTTGCCAGGAGTAAATTCACCAACAGGCACGCCCATGCGCCTGATCTCTTGGTACAGCGCCGCGCCGTTGGACTTCTTCTCCACCACGAACGCGTCCGGCTCCCACTCCTCATACTCCTCAAACACGAGTTTCTTCAGTTCAGGGAACTCCATGCGCTTCTTGATCGCATTGAGCAGGATGATGTTGTAGTTGTTCGTCTCTTCGTTGAAGAACACACCCCAGGTCGTCAAGGCGTTGTAGTCCGAACGGTTGTTGGCTTCCTGCGCCGCGTCCAAGGACATGATGATGAACTCGCACTCGGGCG